ATATATATTGGTGGCTTGTAAATACTTTCAAAGGGGTGATATATTTTACATCACCTCTTTTTTATTAATTATTTATTCGTAAATACCTGGAATTAAAACATGTCTACCACCCTCAAAGAAGCAAATGACCTTAAAAAGATTGTCACTAAACGTAAACCTGGAAGACCTAAAGGTTCTGTTAATCGGAGAGGTCTGCGAGAAGTCGGCGTTGACTTCAATGTTTTACGACAACGGACACTTGAGAAAGCGTGGCTGATTCTTAATGAAGCGTTGTATGACCCTAAAGTGAAAAAATCTCGGAAGCTTCAGATTTGCGAAAAGCTTTGTATTAAAAACGTTCCTGAAGAAATCAAAGGCTCTTATGACCGCAACATCACAATTGTTATCCGAACACCCAAAGAAGCAGAAGCAAAAGGAAATAATAATCCCCGTCCCGGAGTATACGGAGACAGAGCACAAGTGGCAGAGGTCGGCGAGAGCGAGCGAGAAACGTTTTAAATTATTGTGTTGGCATCGGCGGGCGAGAAAAACTACTTTTGCGTTAAACTATCTTATCCAACAATGTTGCCAGGTTCGCAATGCAACGTTTGGTTATGTTGGCCCAACATATAAGCAGGTTAAGTCAATTGCCGTTATTGACCCGATGATGTATAAGCGTTATATTCATCCGGACGTCTGCACAAAGAAATTTAATGAGTCAGAGTTACGGCAAGAGTTTATAACAGGCTCAGTGCTTGAGATGAAAGGCGCTGACGACATTGACTCAATACGCGGTGTCGGCTGGCGCGGTGTTGTTCTTGAAGAATGGGCAATGATGCGGCATGGCCGGCAGATTTGGGAAGAAATCCTTGAGCCTATCCTACGTGAGAATATGGGATGGGCTATTTTTATATTCACGCCAAAAGGGAAAAACTTCGCATATGAGTATTTTATGCGAGCTAAAGTAGATACGACCGGCGATTGGTATTCGTCATATCTTCCGGCGTCGAAGTCGATGTTGATTTCTCCGGGTGAGCTTGAAAAGGCTCGTGCTTCGATGCCAGAGAGGCTGTATCAGCAGGAATTTGAATGCTCCTTTTTGGAGGACGCTACTGCTGTATTTCACAACGTTGACTATTGTCTTGGCGGTAAGCTTGAAGCGCCAGTTCCCGGAGAGCGCTACACCCTCGGAGTTGACTTGGGTAGAACGCACGACGCCACTGTGTTAACTACAATGAGAGCGTCAACAAGTCATGTAGTGAATTTCCAGCGTATGGTTGGCGTAGGATGGGCCGTGCAGAAAGAGCATATAGTTCTTACTGCCAAAAGATACAACAATGCAACGATTGTCATTGACGCTACTGGCTTCTCCGCGGGGAGCGTCATCGCGGAAGAATTGAAAGAGCATCCGCTGGTCAAAGATTTGAGGATGGAAAACTTAAATGTTATACCGTTCAACTTCGGCGGCGCACAAGGGAAGAATAAGAAAGCTCTTGTTGAGAAGCTTATTGTGTCAATTGAGCAGAAGCTTATCACGTTTCCCATTGAGCTTACCCAGCTGATAGACGAATTGAAATACTTTAGTTACGAAACGTCGGACTTTGGGACAACGAGATATTCAGCGCCAGAAGGGTTATATGACGATTGTGTTATGTCGTTAGGGTTAGCCGTGTTCGGGCTGGGTAGCCATGTTTATGCTCATTTAAATAGACCAAGGATGGTTGCTCCGCGTAGGCCAATAGTGATTGACAACATTTGATAGAGGTGCAACATGATAAGGTCGTCAATAACAATTGATAAGTTTGACGGCAAGAAGATTAGATTTGAGCTGTCAATAGATTCCGACACGATATATGGCGACGAGCTAAACGTCGAGTATTTTAAAGAATTGATGAAGCCAAAAATATCAATTGATATTTCGGTGATGTTGTTGAGTAGGCTATTACAGCGAATTATAAAGATTGAGAAGCAAGACAAAGCTGAAAAGAATATTGTCCGTGAGGTAACGATAGGCGGGAAAACTATTGTAAGAAAAGGCCGATTTTGAGTGAGGATGCGACAGCGTTAGAGTGGCACTGTAGTTTCTGCGGCGAGAATGCGTTGCATAGATATGTTATTGATGGTGAAGTGATTTATCTTTGCCAAAAAGAGTTTTGTATGGACAAATACACGGAGCATAGACATGCCAAAAAAAGAACAAGATTACAAAATACCAATTGACGCTTCGCAAAGCAGGCTAATTGCCGAAGTTATCTGTAAGGAGATTGAGCAATCGCTTGGAGAGAATAAGAAAGTTTACGACCGAGCTAATCGCGCAGAAAGACAATATAGTCAAGTCACTAAGTGGATGGCACTAGGTAAGTCACCCACTGACCCGTGGTATGGCGCGGCAGATTACTTCATACCGCTTACCGAATGGATAGTCGACGCTGTTTGGGGGAGAGTTTTGAAGGTGTTATTTTACAAGCGGCCCTGGATGACAGCGAAAGGCGCTGAAGCTTCAGATGTTCCGAAAGAGCAAGGTGTTACAGATTTCGTTGACCAAATCCACAGTGAAGTAGTTGAGTTACATGACAACATGAAGTATTTTGTTAAGCAATGTTTGAAGTTGCCGTTTGCTGTGCTGAAGTATTGCTGGGAGCGACAGACAGACAAGATTTACGAGCAAGCGGAAGCGGTGACGATGGCTAGCCCTGATGGTGTAGCTCAAGAGCAAGTGTTGATGGACGAAAAAGAGAAGCTTCTTGAGATGACTGCCGCCGGATTCGTTCCACAAGGAGAACCGCAACAAGTTACTGTGTTGAGGACTCGCGAGCTGTCAAATTCGACAAAGCTAAGATATGTAAGATTCTGCGATTACGTTTGGTGTGGTTCTGCAAAGCGCGGATATAAGCCTTATTGGGAAGGCGACAGGTTCTGGCTCACGATGAGCGAGATGAAGAATGATGAGCGGTTTATCCCGGAAGTTGTTGAGAAGTTAAGTAGGCAAGCGTTTGGCGGCGAAGATATGACAGCGTCGCAACAAGCGATAGCGCAAAGAAGCAAGCTGTTCGAGTGCTACAATTGGTATGGCCGGTTGCCGTTGAATAAAGATGGCAACATTGACTTTATAGATACTGAGGCAATTGAGCATGAAGTTCACGTTGTGGTAAGCTATAAGGACAAAGAAACGCTGATGGTTGAGAAATGGCCGTATAAGCGGATACCAAAGCTTGACAGAGTATATATCCGAGGTGAGTTTGAAGAAGCTGAAGGTTTCTGCGGACGGTCTTTAGCTGACAAGCTCTATATGACGCAGAAAGAGCTGAACACTTGGCACAACACGATAATGAACAACGCACAGCTGGCAATGATGAAGATTTTCACCAAGCGGAAAACGCTACAAGGGCCAGAGTGGGAGAGGCCACAGATACGGCCTGGAGTTGTTCTTGAAGTTGATATGCCCGGAGACGTTGGTGTGTTAGACGTCGGTGATGTCAAAGCAATTGCGTGGGAAGTTGAGCAGTCGTTCATTAACTTTGCTGAGAGAATATCAAACGTCAGCGTTTACCAAACTGGCACAGCAAGACAAGGTGGCGGACAAAAGACAAAAGGCGAAGTTGAGCGGACAGTCTACGAAGGGAACATCGGGATTGATAAGTTTATTGACAATATGTTTAAGGTGATGAAGAAGATTAGTCAATGGACTGTTGACTATTACGCACAGAATATGCCTGTCGGTCTAGAGCGTCGGATACGCGGCGAGAATGAAGAAATGATTTTCCCTACAGAGGATAATATGCAGATATTCGAAGAAAAGGGAGTTAATCCGATGTGGGAAGCTGACGATATCGCTGGCAAGTTTGACTTCAAGTGGGAGAATACGAGTCTTAACACGTCTGAAGCATACCAGATATCCGTAGCCAACGACTTGCAAGAGAGGTATCTACCGCACCCGATGGTCGCTGGTAGTTTGCTAGCGACGTGGGATATATTAAGGCGAGGGTTGATAGCTCGAAAGATTACTGACTGGCAGAACATCTTACCGCCGAAAGAAGCAATCGTTGCCGAGATGCAGAGGATGGAAGCCGAGGCACAGGCTAAGGAGCAGATTGACAGCGGCGAGAAGGATATCAAAGGTATGGCGATTCAAAAAGCCGGTGAGATGGGAGTTCCGCCGGTTGAAGCGGAAAGATTGATTAACCAAGCAAACGCGGGGGGAGAACAAAATGCTAAAGTTTGACATGAAGAATGTTTCGCAGAAGCAGATGGACATGGCGCTGAAAGCTGCCGGTAGGTTGAAGAAAATCGACGCGCATGAGTTTTCAGGGTGGGCTGATTTTGTTAAGATAGTAGACGGATACGCTGAAGGGTTGCTAGAACACAAGAAGGGTTTTAACTTAGCAATGGCGTCAGAGGAAC